CGTAATCAATGATGTCACTCTTTCTAATCTTAGTTTTACTCAAGTAGAGTTCAATGAACTGCCCGATTTGATACGTTCGTTCAATCTTATAGATGTATCCTGCAATGTCTGCATATTTGCTACCATCGTACAAGAAACTTTGAATTTTAAGTGCTACATCGATTCTTATATCTGATCGTTTACTTTCATAGTATTCATTCGATGTGATGCTGAAGTTTATACCTATTACTTCCTTCGAGTTTATAAGTTGGTATGTTGAAGAACCAATAGAATTTTGAACCAAATCCATGGTTAGCAATTTTAATGATATATTAGGTGAATTAGGATACATTTTCTGAAACTCCTTGTGTTAGTGCAATCTGTCCAACCAACATATCAAATGTCTTCGGTAGTTCTTTTGCACTCCCATCATTCTTAAAGCCAAAAAACGTCTTCACATAAATTATAATCACTGTACTAACCATTGGATTTGATTCATCATTTATATAAGAAGGATCAATCCCACAACTTGTTAGGTATGCTTTGCAACTACCAATGTGAGTGTTCAACTCGTCATCAGCAAATGATTCTGATAAAGGTATGAGTAGTGCCTTTTTTACAATGTCTAGTATCGCCATGAGATCAATCCTTTCTTAAACTTTTAAATTGCTTCAGCTATTAAGCTGCAGCTTTCTTTTTAATACGTAGGAATCCGTTGTAACCGACTACGTTACCACCCGTAAATACTGATGCTTTATAGCTGATGATTCCATCTTTGAATTTGTAATCAGTTGATTTTCCAATTTCAACTGGTGAGAACACAGGCACTTCATAGTTTTTAAGTGCACCATAAGCGATACCGTACTCTCCAGCTACTGTATTACTATCAGCGATGGCTTTACAATGGGAGTTGATGATATAAGGGATACCATCGATAGTTTTATTAACATAGTCGATTGTATGTACTTTACGACCTTCTTGAGTTTTAAGTCCAGCAAATGCACGTAAATCATTCTTATTCAAGATAAGAACTGCTCCACCTTCGACTTCTTCATCCCCACCATAGGCAAAGACAATGTCATCCAAAGTTGAATCAGTAATTGCTTCAATCTCTAGTGCTGCTTTATCAGCAAGTGCTACTGCTGCATCACTAAAGATTCCTGTGAATGTATTCGTTGTTCCTGCACCACGTAAGATTTGTTCACTGATTTTCTTTTTAAGTGAAATGTTGATGTTACGTAATACTTCTGCTTGATAAGGAATAGCAGGTAGTTTTTCAAGTTCCTCTGTGATTTCTGTATAAGCAGTAATCTTCACTTTGGAAATTGTCAAATAACCAAATGCTGGCTCAGTTTCACTATAAGGTTGTCCTTCAAGTGTCGTTCCAGCAATACCATTGTTTTTAACAAATGATTTCTTGTACGTTTCTCCACCGTTTAGGTTGATAACATTAACTCGATCAACAAGAGTTGACACTTGAGCAAATGGTACTGGTGCTAATCCTGAAGCTGTATGATCAGGTAGTAAGATTTCTTCACTTGATACTTGAATCACACGACTTTCACGCAAACTTGCTGCACGTTGTTCTAGTTTTTCTTTATCAATTTTTGTTCTGTTGTCGATAACAATCGGTTTGATTTCTGTTTTACTAGCAATCGCCATTTTCTTATCAATAACACTTCGTTCTTCCTGAAGCTCAGTCGTTTCAGTTTCGAATGCTTCAAGAGTTGTAATATCTGTTTCATTATCTACAAGACCTCTGATTTCAGTCAGCCTTGATTCGATTTCTTTTCGTCTTAATTCTAAGTTCATGATTGTTTTCTCCTTTTAGATTTGAGTTTTAATTTTAATGCGTTTTTTGATAATTCTTGATTGTTCCTCTTGCTCTACTAACTCCATAGCCTTTAGTTCTAACTCCATAGATTCTAAAGAACGAGCATATATACTAGTTGCATCATATGCCGGAGTATCCACAACCGACACATCATACAAACGTTCTATCTTAGTAATAGTTCTCTTTGGAACTCTACCTTCACGATTCCATACTTGTTCATCGACCGTAAAAGCAAAACTCATTTTATCCAACAAACCACTTCTTACCATTTTGTAGATGTCTTGATTGGTGTTTGTGTCTAATAATTCAGCACGCACTTTCAAACCGATACTATCTACAGTAAGAGATAGGGATTGATTCTTGGTTCTAGCGATAATTAAAAAGGAGTCCATATGATTGTATTTCATCGGAACATCCTTCATCTTCGTTTCTGATAGTGCTCTTGAATCGATTTCTTCTAAGAAACCATATTCTTCATCACCAATTAATGTTTCATTGTTGAAGACCAATGCATAGCCTTCTAATATCATCTTGTCGTCTTCTTCATGAAGCGTGACATCAGCTAATCTAGTTTCCTTTATCATCTTTACGAGTCTCTACTTTCTTTGGTTTTGGTGTTACTTGTTTTTGATATTCATATTCAAGCTCAGAGTCTTTATAGAAAAGTGACTCGAGTTTTTCCTTTTTACAATAATCATCGATGATGACTGTCTTTTTCTTTTGTGTTTCTAAGATGACCTTAAGTGCATCTTCTGATATCTTTCCATTAACTGTTATTTTCATCTTTAGGTTCCTCCGTTCCTACTTGATATTGATTCGCTTTATCGGCATCGACAAAGTTTAATGATTGAAGTCGTTTGTTTCCACCTTCGATAGGTTCTAATCCAAGTAATGCTCTTGATTCGTTAAGTGACATAATTCCAAGACTCATAAGTTTCTCAATTGCAGTTACTTTGGTATTCCATGAAGCATACTGTAATCTTTCGCTGTAAAAGATGATTTCTTCTCCACGCTCAAGTTGATTGTCCGTAAGTAATCCTAAAGAAAAAGCCTCGCTTAACTGAATAGCAAGAGGCTCTATCGTTGACTCATAGAATGAGTTGTACTCATCTTCTGTGTACTTGTTTGTAAAGATTGGAACTGACACTCCAAAGTAATCAAGAATCTTCGCCTGTAAGAATTCAAGTGTATCCTTATCAATCAGTTTAGGATCAACTTCTAAAGGGATATATTCCGACTTCAAATCTATCGGTATAATTGAACTACCTTTGAGACTCACCGATTCTGATAGTGCAGCATCGAATAATTCACGTTGCTTCTTCTTATCGGTTTCTGATAACATTCCATTCATCTTCAAAATACCTTTTATCTGCATGGATGATTTCACAGCATTATCGATTCCTTGAAGCAAGCTGTCATTAATGGATATGGTTTTGAGTATTGCTTCATGATCACCTGTCGATCCTGTGCCACCAAAGATATCGTTTTGTCCGAAATGCCGTCTTAAATGAATGATGTTATCGTATGGTAATATATATGATTCACCGTTATCAAATAAAAACTTGATGAAATAAGTGTCTGAACTATCCACTATCATTTCAACCGTGATTGGTCTAAGTGGATAAATACCCTTTAGTTCACCTGTATCCTTATCGAACTTCGGATAAACAAATGCATTATCATTCAGCAAGAGTAATGTGATTGTCTTATAGATAAAGTCGTAAGGTGTCATGATCTCATTTGGTTTATACTTCAAAAGAAAAGACAGCTTCCCTTTTTTCTCGGTTACTGTCTTATCATTTTCGGTTTTAATAAATCTAGGTTTGAGTTTTGCACATTGGCTTGCGACTCGATCTATACATATTTTAACAACATCACTCTTTGAAATGTTTGTACCAAATGGTGTGTAAAATGTATTTAAATTACTGATTAACTGGAGTGCATCAAATGATCCAGTCTTTTTTCTTCTCTTAAATAAGGCCATGTGCACCTCCTAATATTATGTATTTAAAAGGAACTAGAATGACTTAACCCATTATAGTTCCTAAATAAATTGCTGTTATAAATCAAAATAAAATAATTCTTCAAACTTCTTATCTAATATAATACAGAAGATTAAAGCCAATTTAGCAGTAGGATTGAACTTGCCGCTTTCTATTGCACCTATTGTCTGTCTAGTAACACCTGACATTTTTGCTAAATCATCTTGTGTTAAGTTTTGCTCAGTCCTTGCTAGTTTTAACTTATTATGTAATACGAGTTCACTATCCTTACCCAAAGATTTCATAAAACACCATTGTATTATATGTTGTACCTAAGAAAACAAGAAAACTAAATATCGAAAAATATAATTGCACTCTATTTTCCTTGTTCTGAATATACTCATAGAAACTAATGACTGTTAGCTGCCCCATTAGAATCATTAATAAATCCTGGGAGAATAGTTCACCTGCAATAAATCGTATAATCATTATCGAAAGTAAAACAACAGCACCGCCAGCATAACCCCAATGATAAGAAGATTTTTTAATTGATAGCTCACGCTCATCTAATGGTTGTTTTTCAACCTGAATTTTATTTAAAAGTTTATCTTTATCCATTTTTTGACCTCCTATATATAGTGTATCACAGAAGGTTATTATACGCAAATAAAACTTTACATTATGTTATGTTTTGTATACATTATAGAAGCATTGTTAATTATGAAGGTAATTACCTATCAAATCATATTCTCGTAATCTGTCTTGAATCTATTTAAAACAACATATGCAATGATTAATGCAACTGTCCCATCAATTCGTTTATACTTTGAGTTAAGTTTTGATGGTTGAATATTACCATTCAAGTCAACTTTAGCTTGTGTGTTAGCAAGACACCATTTCAAGATGGGATTGTTATTGTAGTTCACAACATTGTTTTTTAAGTCAGCTTCTAGGATTTTCATTGGTTCCGATAAAGAATAAATGCCTTGTCTTACCTTCTCCATATTAAAACCTAAGTCTTCCATTTCTTTTATCCAGTACTGAGAGTTCCAGGGGTCATATCCTACCCAGAGAGGTCGGATTCCATAAGTTTGAATCATCTTCATAAACCATTGTGTTACTAAACTAAAGTCGTTTTGATGTCCATCAGTGAGTGTCACAAAACCTTTCTTAATCCAAATATCATATGGAACGTTATCTTCTTTAATTCTCTTTTCTACTACTTCACTTGGCATAAAGAAATGTGGGATGACATACTTTTTATTACTGTCTCGTTTTTGAATAACTAAGACTGCAGCTGTCAAGTCTGTTGTTGAAGATAGATCAACACCACCAACAGCGTAGGTATCTCTTAGATCATCAATCGAATATTTATCCTCATTGTTCAAATCATCAAACGATAACCATGATCCTGAATCTGCTTGTTTGATATTGAAGTCTTTGCAAAGCATCGTTACTCTTGTGGATAAGTCATGTTTTGATTTGTTCATAACATCTTCAAGATAATTGTTTAACTTTACTACTCCTATACTTGGATTGGACTTTTGCCATGTGGTAGGGTCTTCGTATATCTCTTTAGTTGAGTCTTGAGTATAAAGCCAGGGAAGCACTCTATTATCATCAATCTCACCCTTAAGCATCTTTCTTGCATAATCTAATTTACTATCTAAAAAACCACCGATGGTTGTCCCTTCAGTGGTAATGATAAATATTAATGGTTCTTTCTTAGTAGATTGTGATTGTTTAATCGCATCATAGACTTTTGAGTCCGTCATTTCATGGACTTCATCAATACAACCAACTTCAATATTGTATCCATCTTTGTTTCTTGATTGTGCAGATAACTTCTTAATCTTGTTTTTGGTCTTTGGAGAATAGATGTGGTAGATGTTTTTCTTACTTCTTGTTTCCTTTGATAGAGCTGGTGATTGTTCACGCATGTTGTTGATCTCTTCAAATAAGATATTCGCTTGTTCTGTTGTATTTGAAGCACATACGATATCCACTCCACCTCTTGATAAAAAGAACTCAGCCAAATCTATACCGGCAACAAATGTAGTCTTCCCATTCTTCCGAGCAATGAGTAATATAACTTCATTAAACCTACGTAATCCTGAGTCTGCCATCTTAAATCCATATGCTGTTTGAAGGATTGCTTTCTCCCATAACTCTAAGATAAATGGCATCCCATTAAACGGAGACTTCGTGTGCTTACAAAACGTTTCAATGAAATCAATTCTTAGTTGTCCTGGTCTCTCATCAAAATAGTACAATGGATTGTCTAGATCTTGTATCAATTGATCTATTTCAGTTTTTAGTTCCTCACCTACAATGATGTTTCCATTTTCGATTTCATTATAATACTCGACCAAATAATTCATTCGCTTGCTCTCTTAAGAAACTCATCAAATGCATCATCTCCATCATCCACTTGTGTTCCAAGAATACTGTTCAGCGTTTTGATTACTGTTCCATATGAGTTAACTAATTTTGTGTAATACTTGGCTGCTTCAGTTTGACGTTGTGCGCCTTTACTAGAAGTTTGAACAGCGCCATATTTTCTAATTTGCTCTTGTAACTTATCAAGTTCCACTTTCATAAATGCAGCTTGATAAATTAAGTTATCTACTAATTCTGTCTTTGATTCATCAACCAAAGAAAAAAGCGACTTTAATCGCTTGTATTCATTATCAATAATTTTTTTCATTTGCGTAGTTTTTCCATCATCTCTTCTAGTTCTGACATGTATGAAAATGTATAGAATCTTGTATGATGATATTTGTAGTATGCTAAATTATGAACCGTTTCAAAGAATTTATCTAGTGGTTTCTGAAGTTCTGATAGCTCGATTATTTTATCAAATGAATTTTTATCAATGTGTGCAATATTTCTTGATCTATAATCAGTTATAAGTTTCCTATAACTATTTAACTCTTTCTTATCTTTTAATAGAATTTTCTTTACATCTGCATAACTTTCACTTGACATAAAACCTTCATGTACTTTTGTAACATCTATTTCTTTTATGTAATTGTTTAGATAATTGAAAAAATGAAATCTACTTCTGCTATCATTTTCAAAAATTAAAGAAAGGTTTAAAACTAATTCATTATAACCATCGACAAAATAATAATTAAAGAATAGTTCAAAATCAGTTTCATACGAAGGATCATTCATTTTATCTTGAACATATTTTAATTGATCAAAGCTTGTTTTTAATTGCAGACTAAGTCCGACAAAAAATGCTAAATTATCATCTAGTTCATATTCAATCATATTTCAAAATCCTTTCTTGATTTTTTCAAAAATAATGGCTCGTGTATTTTAATTGCCCACCTACGCGGTACCCTTGATAAATTACTCGATTTGAGCCTGGGGGGCATTAAGAGAAACTGCATTTTGATTTAAAACATTAATAACCTTGGGAAGATCATTTTTAATTTCTAAAAGTTCTTTTGTGATATATTTAGGTAATTTCATCTTACCTGATTCCACTGCGTTAACTATATTTAAAAAGACAATTTTAGCTTTAGGATAATTAACTAAAGCAACTTCAATTCCTGTTCTTACAGCAAAAGCACTATTTTCTTTGACTATTTTTTTAAACTCCGGATAGAGTTCAGTGTCAACCCAAGTTTTAAATTTAGAATTTTTATTATAAGATACTACTCCAGCTACAGCTACTGTACTTATAGCAGCAGCAATTCCTGCAATTACCTTTGGATCTATTTTCACACTCATTAAAACCACCCCTTTTTATAACTATTATAGCAAAAATGAATTATAAAAACGAGGTTTATCGTGAAATCAGATTACCATCTTTATCAAATTGTTGTGTCTTAGAAAAACGCTTATGTTCTGCATTGTGACATTTCTTACATAACAATTCTAAATTCTCTTGATTCAAACTGATTTCAGGATTAGTTACATTAAGAATTGTAAGTCTTCTCTTATGATGAACTTCTTCTCCTAAAGCACCACATCTTTCACACTTTCCATTAGCTTCTCTTATCTTGATTTCTCTTGCTACTTGCCATGGAACAGACTTGTAGAATCGGTGTATTTCCTTAGGCTTTCTCATATAAGTTTCTCAATTCAGTTATCTTATCATCCACATGTTCCCAACGAACATCTAAATCTTCTCTACCAAAGTGACCATACTTTGCTAACTCCTGGAATTTAACCTTATCAAGGTTGAGTTCTTTTCTTATGCTTTCTGGTCTAAAATCAAACACATAATTCACGAGAGTTTGTATCTCTTCATCCGATGTTACACCAGTATCAAAGGTATTGACTAAAACACTTACGGGTTTTGCTACTCCAATTGCGTAGCTTAAGTGAACCTCGCAGTGTGTGGCCAAACCTGCCCCTACAACGGCTTTTGCTACGTATCTGGCATAATAAGCCGCACTGCGATCAACCTTGGTTACATCTTTGCCAGAAAAGGCTCCTCCGCCATGTCTAGCATAGCCACCATATGTATCAACAATAATCTTTCTACCAGTTAATCCAGAATCAGCATAAGGACCACCAATTACAAACTCTCCTGTAGGATTGATCAATACTTCTGCATCAACAATCGTATTAAAATCAAAAACTTTAGTTAAGACTTCGTTAATGATAAGATCCTCATATAACTCTTTCTTAATCCATGGTTTTGTCTGTGCAGAAACTACAATCGTTTGTACTTTCTTTGGTCTACCATTCTTATATGCGACTGATACTTGACATTTTCCATCTGGTCCAAAGATGTGAGAGTACTTTTCTTTACGGATTTTATCCATCTCTTTTGAGATTTGATTTGCTAACATAATCGGTAGTGGCATAAATTCTTGTGTTTCATTACAAGCATACCCAAACATAATCCCTTGATCACCAGCGCCTTGTTCATGTGATTCAGTTGAATTCACTCCAAGAGCTATGTTTGGTGATTGTTTGGATATCTTTTCCATGACTACAAATTCATCTTCATAGCCTATCTCTTTGAGTTTTTGTTTTGCTATATCTGCATAATCTACTTTCGCAGTTGTTGTTACCTCTCCAAAGACAAATACTAAATCATCTTTAATTGCTGTTTCAACTGCTACTCGAGCCTTTCTATCTTGTTCTATAATAGCATCTAGTATGGCATCACTGATTTGGTCACATACCTTATCTGGATGTCCACTAAATACTGATTCACTTGTTACTACTTGCATAAAACTTCATCTCCTTTTGCATTAAAAAAGGAGCATCATTTTTGCTCCTAATCATTTTTTATGTGTTTAAATGTAGCTCGAACATTTCAAATTGTGGTAACTCAACAATCTCAAATCCTCTTTTTACAAAGAATTCTTTCGCTCTATTATTATCGGGAATTGCAACAATTAATCTATTTGGATTTTGTCGAGTTATATAATTCAGCATATATGTCCCATGTCCTCGTTTCTCAAAATCAGCAAATATCTCAAACCGATCTATTGATAACCTATTATTTGGTTCGTTAGAAATGAGGTAATAGCCAATGATCTTATTATCATAGTTTAAAAATACAGTATCAGGATCAAGTTCATTTGTCATTACACTATATAATTTTCTTTTTCTTAAAACACATTTTATTTGCTTATCGCTAATATTACTTAAAAATTTATATCCTTTTGACATAAAATCACCCTTGGTAAATTATAACACAAAAAAGTAGCTATTCGCTCCTAAGTCTCGATTTTGGTAAATATGCTGTGTACCTTGCGTAATGATATCCTTCACTTTCAACGAGAATTCCAAAGTCATGCTCATTGCTTGTTACATAGATACAATGGAATACATCTTCACTATCACAATACATCACATCAATGTTTTCTTTAATAAACTCATAATCATCAAGTGGATCGTGTATGAATATTTCAAACAAATCCTCATCAATAATTACCTCTTTTTCAATGATGAACTCATCTTGTGGAAGAAGTTCATCCGGTGTTGCTTTTCTTATAAAGTTTACTTTCATTTTGCTATCTCCCATGCTGTATATACTGAACGGTATGTACAATCCCAAGTATCAAGTATCACTCCATCAACACAAGCAGTAATATGACCTGCCATTTTTAAGATGTATGTTCCTTTTGGATGCAACTCTGTAAAGTCACTACCTTTGAGTCTTGGTTCTCCTTTTACCTGTTTAAATATGAGTCTTGGATAACCTTTCAAATAATCATATAAAAACTTGGTGTCTTTATAACTTGAATAGCCAAGTTCTCGTTTTGAGCGGTTTAGTTCTCTTCTGCATTCTAGATAGTCTATTTTTTTTGCTGTTGCGATTGCTCTTACTACACAATCACCTGTTTTAATACCTTTAGGATGTGCATTGTATTCTTTATACATTATAAAGACAACCCTTCATTGAACCATTTCACTAGTTCTCTTGAAGAGTCTGATTCAAATAGTGGTTTATCAAAATTGTTTTTTCTACCATACACAGTGTAGCGTTTCTCATTATGAACACTATCAATTTGAATTGTAAATTGTACATCTCCAGTTTCGATATCAGCAAATCTGAAATCATCATAGAGTGGACCATTAAGTGGGCAGTTATTTTTGAACCACACATACATAGTTTCAAGGTTAATTTTGCCACCTGGTTTAACTTGCTTTACAATGTTTCCCATACGTTTAGTTTTTCCAGCTAAGCTTGTATCTTTACAAAACCAATCATACCAGCCAGTTTCACACTGTGTTGCATAATCTTTTGATTCAAAATCTCCGTTATTGAATTTTTTAATCCAAGTTTTAACATTCATTTCTTTTTCCATAATCTTAGTCTCCTTTGTTTTGGTTACTATATATATCACTCTAAAGGGACTAAATAGCAAGTACTATTTTCACTATAGTAACTAATTTTCAAAGATATCAAAATGGCTAATTGGAGACCTTTTCCCTTTTCTAATCAAATAACAGTTCTCATCAGATTCCTTATGTTTAATATAGCGTTTAACTATGACATCCACAAATCTCTCATCAAGTTCCATTAAGAATGATTTTCGATCTAATTGATCAGCTGCAATCATGGTGGATCCTGAACCACCAAAGAGATCTAATATCGATTCATGACGTCTTGAGGAATTGCTGATTGCTTTTCCTACAAGCTCTAAAGGTTTCATGGTTGGATGTTCTTCATTTTTCTTTGGCTTGTTATATTCCCAAATGGTATCTTGCGTGCGATCATCAACAAAGTAATGAGCTGCGCCTTCTTTCCATCCATATAGAATTGGTTCATGTCGCCAGTGATAATCTTGTCTACCAAGGACTAAAGCATTCTTAACCCATATCAAACATTCAGCAAGTTTGTATCCGGCATTCTTAAATGCATTTCTAAAGTTAAGTCCTTCTGTATCTGCATGGCAAACATAGATCGCTCCACCAGGTTTTGTATGCTCAAACATATTACTAAATGCTTCATATAAAAAAAGATAGAAGCTATCATCTTCCATCTTATCGTTTTTAATCTTACCGGCTGTTCCTTCATAATCTACATTATATGGTGGATCCGTGAATATCATATCTACTTCATTGCCATCAAGTAAAATTGCTACTTGTTGTGAGTCAGTTGAATCACCACACATTAATCGGTGTGGTCCTAGTTCATAGATGTCTCCTTGTTGTGAGAATGGTTCTTCAGGAATTTCATCAGTGATGTCAAAATCATCATCAGACGCATTATCAGGAAGTAGCTCTTCCATTTCCTCAAAGCCAAACTGCAACATATCCATATCCATATGAGATAGTTCTTCTTCAAGTTTAGATAAATCCCAAGTTGCAAGTTCAGCTGTTTTATTATCAGCTAATCGAAATGCTTTGATTTGTTCGTCGTTTAAGTCATCTGCGATGATACATGGCACTTCTTCTAAACCAAGCAACACAGAGGCTTTTAAGCGGGTATGTCCGGCAATGATGACGTTATCACTTGAGATTACAATTGGAACCTTAAAACCAAACTCTCGAATGGAATTAGCAACTGCTTCTATCGCTTCTTCGTTATGTCTTGGATTATTATCATATTCTAGAAGACTAGATATCTTCTTCATCACTACTTGCATTCGTCCACTTTTCCTCTCTATTTTTCAAACGTTCATACATAGCATCAATTTCTTCTTTTTTATCATTATATTCACGACCAAATTTGATGATCAAGAGATATCTCACTGCATTCATATCCGGTTGTGCTTTTTTCTTATATTTGACGATTTTCTTTTTAGTACCAGTTTTAGTTTCCTCAATCGTAGTTTGAGTTTCTTCATACTCATAACCGACTGCTTTTTTTATCAACGTATCAATTAACGTATATTTTAAATCATCATTTCCAAAAATAAATGCTTGATTCATTTTAGGATAACGATTTTTAAGTTTATACATTGTCTTTTCAGACATACCAAGAATTTTTGCTATTTCAACTTGTGGTACTGCTTTTGATACGAGTTCTTTTATCTCACTTAACCTTTTGTCCAGTATACCGTCACGTTCCCACTTTTCGTAGTAATCAAGCGTATATCCTTTCATTTAAAATCACTCCAACTGTTAGGTTATTAATGTCAAAACTGTAATGACTTACCAGTTGAATACTACAAATCTTTCTGCAAAAGAAAAAGGAATCCGATCAACTCGAACTCCTATTACTTCTAGGCTTACTTTTAGCCAGTACTCCACGATAAATACACTCTATCATAATTGTCAAATTTTGTCCATGAGCACAAAGCACGATATAACCCAATTAGGCTCTCAAAAGTGTATGGTGTTTTGTTCTGATATCATCAAGGTTCATTTCCATTCATGTGTTATACAGGAATTCACAATGATTATAGAAGGCATATAGAGAAAATTAATATTTTTCAATAATATTTAGCCAATCTGATAATAGAATCTCAGTTTTAATCAAATAACTTTCTTCATCATTAATTTGAATTCTGTAATCAATAACTAATCTTAACTTCATATAATTAATTCCATTATTTGTAGCTTTGGTGACATAATAATTGTCAGATGTAATATTTGTAAATGAAGTATTGATAGTTCCTTCATCAGTTTCATCATAAATTACGAAAACAAATGAGTCTGAGTCATTCTGATCTAGTCTTGTCGTAATATCATTGTCCTCATAAACGTCAAAGTACAATTTAATGGATACAATGTTACCAATTAAATTCATTACTTTATCCGGATTAATAGATATGTTTTCTAATGTGTATCTAAACCCATCTCGCTCAGACCAATCAGAGTCATCATCCTCTTGTCTAAACAATTCGACTCTGTTGTCTAAATCAATTTCATCATATGAATATCTGCTTTCCTGAATCGAATCTGATACAGTAATGTCTTCTGATTTGATTAATTGTACTAACTTGTAACTATCTTCATCTCTAATGATAACATCGCCATCTCTTGGTTGTAATGTGACTATTTCTTGATTCGCAATTTGTTCTTGATCAACAATCTGTTCTTGCAATGCTATTTGTTGTTGAATTGTACTGGTTATTGAAGTTGTTGCAAAAAAACCTACAAAAACAGTTGCAAGTATCGTTAAAAAACTTAGCACTAACCTTACAATTTCAATCCATAATGGCTTATCTTGTTTATTTGACATTTTTCCCTCCTATTTTATAATCCCCAGAATCTTTCAAAGAACTCAATTAATCTTTTAAGGACATGCTTTTTCTTTTCGCTTCGACTAACACCTTTACTATCGCCAAACATAGAAATAGGTGGAAGCACTTTGACAATTGATGTTCCAGTTTCTTTAATTTCACCATTTCTAAATGCTTCGACAATAAATGATTTTGTCTCTTCTGAGTTCAAACTTTCTTCTGATATAATTTTTTCTAGTTCTTCAGCTTTTTTATTTTCGATATATTCACGCCATTCATCAGTTATAGTAGCATCAACAGTCAATGAAGCAATGAAGTTTAAAATTAGATCTTTCTTATTTCTTAATGATGGAGATGAATCAATTGCTTTTCTAATTTCGACATCTTTATCTTCAGTATGCTCTCCATGATACTTATCAACTAACATTAAAATGTAATCAATATTGACTTCAACTGATTTCACAAGTTCAATTTCAAATTCAATCTCTTCATTGATTTGTTCTGCGTCAGCACCACGATTTCTTCGATACTTATCATATAAACCTAAATATATACTTTGATAGTCCTGGTAATCGTATTCAGTTATGATTTCATTACCTTTAAAATCGTCAAAACTTACTAAAATGTTTTTAGTCTTTAATATTTGATTAAATAATGAGATAAATGCTTTTTCAGCTTTTTCACCGATGATTTCATATCCTAGAGGATATTGTTCAAGTAAATCTTTGACCAAATTCTTATAACCTTTGAATCCTTCATAACCTTCATAGTATTCTTTAAATGATTTTAATAATACGATGCCTCCAGCTTCTTTGTCTCCAAAGATACTGATTGCTTTATTCACTTGAGGTTCTAGGTTTCTAAAACAAATGACATTACCAAATGTTTTAATAGAATTTAAAATTCTATTTGTTCTAGAAAATGCTTGAATTAAACCATGCATTCTTAATTTTTTGTCTACCCAAATGGTATTCAATGTTGTTGCATCAAATCCAGTTAAGAACATGTTTACAACAATAAGAAGATCTACTTCTTTGTTTTTAACTCTTAAACTTAAATCTTTATAATAGTTTTGAAATTTATCACTTGAAGTATCATAACTAGTACCGAACATAGCATTATAATCTTGAATGGCTTGTTCAAGAAAATCTCTTGAACTTTTATCAAGTTTTTCTGTTGATTCGTTATTTTCATCAAATATACCATCAAGTGATTCATTTGGACTCCAACTAAATATTGTTGCAATCTTCAGTCTACTTGCCGGTACATAATCTTCCTGTTGACGTTTAAATTCTAGGTAATATTTTTTAGCTGCTTTAATACTTGCAA